TCAGGCTCGTGTCGAAGAACGTCGACCAGGGTGGGGTCAAGCGTCCGCTCTCCCTGTGGACCGAGGACGAACTGGAGCAGGAACTCGATGCCCGCGTTACGAGGGCCGTGAGGATCGTCCAGGGGGAGGTGGAGGATGGCAAAAAAGCACCCGCGGCTCTCGCCGCCAAAGATCAAGACGACTCCGCGCTTGTCGCAGTTCGAGAAGCAGGAACTCAAGAACCTGCAGAACGAGCTGCGGGAGCGGAAGATCGAGGCGCTCAAGCTCTACCGGCCGAACCCCAACCAGGAAGAGATTCACAAGTGCCAGGCGAGTGAAGTGCTCGTCATCGGGGGGAACCGGTCAGGGAAGTCGCTCTGCACGTTCGTCGAGGACGCGCGGGCCGTCACGGGCCAAGACCCGTTCGACAAGTACCCGAAAGAAAACGGTGTGCTCGTCGTCATCGGAAAAGATTGGAAACACCTAGGACTCGTGTGTTTTCCAGCACTGATGAAACCGGGGGCGTTCAAGATCATCAAGGACGCCAACGGTGAGTGGCGGGCCTTCGATCCCGTCCTCGACGCCGAGCGCCGCTCCGAAGCCCGCCCCGCTCCGCCGCTTATCCCGCAGCGGCTCGTCAAGAAAATCTCCTGGCTGCTCAAGAGCGCGGGCTACTGCCAGAAGATCACGCTCACAACCGGCTGGGAGATTCACTTCTTCTCGAGCGAATCCGAGCCCGTCCAGGGCTACCAGGCCGACCGCATCCACGTCGACGAGGACTTGAACGACGAGCGGTGGATCCCCGAGAGCCTGGCCCGCATCGTGGACAGGCGAGGCAAGTTTCAGTGGAGTGCGATGCCGCACTCCACCAACAACGCCCTGCTCGGCATGAAGGAGCGCGCCGAAGCCAGCGAGGCGGCCCTGGGATCGAAGTCGGCGATCCGGCTCTTCCGACTTCGATTCCTCGACAACCCCTATCTCGACGCAGAGGAAAAGCGGCTGTCGATCGAACGCTGGGCCTCGAGCGGCGACGACGTGTTGCGCATGCGGTCCGAGGGGGATTTCATCGTCGACAGCGTCCTCGTCTACCCGTCGTTCGATATGTCGATCCACGGGTTCGACCGTGCGCAACTGCCCGACGGCCAAATCCCGTCCAACTGGTGCCGCTACGCGGTGGTGGATCCCGGCCATGCCGTGACCGCGGTGCTCTTCGCCGCGGTCCCGCCGGCCGGGGACTACTGGCTCGTCTACGACCAGCTCTACCTCCGCCAATCAAACGCGGTCGTCTTCGGCGAGCACTTCTCGAAGAAGGTGCTCGGCCACCACTTCCACGCCTTTCTGATCGACGCCCACGGCGGCCGGCTCCGCGACATCGGCTCCGGCCGGCTTCCGGTGGAGCAGTACACCGAGCAACTCATGAAGCGGGGCGTGCAGTCGGAAATCACCGGGAGTTCGTTCCTCGCCGGGTGCGACGACGTGATCGCCCGCTGCGAGAGCACGCGGTCGGCCATGCACATCCGCCCGACCGGCACGCCGCAACTGCGGATCCTCCGCGGTGCGGCCCCGGACCTCGAGCGGGAGATCAATCGCTATCGCAAGGTCGTCAACTACGTCAGCGGTGTCCCGATCGTCACCGACAAGCCGAACACCCGGGGCGAAGTCCACCTCTGTCAGTGCTTGGAATACCTCTGCGCCTACCGCCCCGCCTACCACCAGCCGCCGGTCGTGCCCCACGAGCAGGAGCCGTGGTGGGTGAAGTGGGTAGCCAACCGCCGGAAGTCTCTCAACGAAGGTTCCTTCGTTTACCTCGGACCACAAGGAGGCCGCAGTTGATGTACCAGATGCCCCGCCCCCAACCGGGCGACCTGATCCTGTTCTCGACCGACATTCTCCACTTCTCGAATCCCTGCATCGGCTGGGTGACCGACGAGCGCGGCGAATGCACGGTCAACATCCTCGCCTTCACCCCGAGCGGGTTCGTGCAGAAGTCGAGCGTCCACCACAAGGACGATCCCGCCCTGCTCGAAAACCCCGGCTGGGCCGAACTCGGCTGCTGGGACTACGCGCCTCTCACCGTCCTCATCCAGAAGCTCACGAGAAATGCCGACGCAAAGCCTGCCGGAAAGTAACCCGCTGCGGCAGCTCGTCCGCACCTGGACGAAGAAGTTCGAGGCCGCGATCAAATACAAGAAGCCCTTCGCCGACGACGCGAAGGAAGCGGCCATGTTCTATGACGGCGACCACAACTGGATGTGGAAGGACGCCTATGCGCGGGGAGAGAAGGGCTACAACAGCTCGATCGCACCGCCGGCGTTCCGGATGCAGGTCAACAAAGTCTTCGAGTTGATCGAGATCTTCGGGGCGGTCATCTACCACCGAAACCCGGTCCGGACTGTCACGCTCTACCAGCAGCCCGACCTCCCGCCCGACGCCTACGGCCTGCCGGCGGACATTTCGATGATTTCGCCCGAGCAGATGCAACTCATGGACGTTGCACAGTCGGACGCCGACGCCCGGATGAGCCGGGAGATCGCCCGACAGTTGCTCGAGAGTTACTTGAACTACACGCCCAACGAACTCGACCTCAAGCGGCAGGCCAAGAAGTTCGTCAACGAAGGTTTGATGAAGGGCATGGGTGTGCTCTGGCCCGAACTGATCGAGATCGAGGCCGCGGGGGCGGAGCCGATCCGGATGGTCGGAAGTTTCTACGACTCGGTCGACAACCTGCTCATCGACCCCGACTTCGACAACATGGACGACATGCTCTGGTGCGCCCGCCGATGCGTGCGGCCGCTCGAGGAAGTGGCGCTCGAGTACCAGATCCCCGAGGACGACCTCGCGAGACACCTCGACGGCAATACCGAGATCAAGGCCGACAACGAACCGCGGAACACGAAGAAGAAGTCGGGCCAGACTCAGCGTCTCGTCACCTACTACAAGGTGTGGAGCAAGTGCGGAGCCGGCGACCGCTTCAAGGACGCCCCCAAGGAGAGCCGCGGCGTCTTCGACTCGCTCGGAAAATACTGCTACCTCGTCATCTGCGAGGGCGTGGACTATCCGCTCAACCTGCCACCATCGGTGATGCAGGAGGAAGTCGATCCAGAGACGGGGATCCCGCAGAGCCTCATGCTCCGCATGTCCTGGCCGGTTCCCTACTACGTCGATCCGGGCGGCTGGCCGTTCGTGCCTTTGGCTTTCCACCCCAAGCCGGGCTACGCGTGGCCGATCTCGCACATCAAGCCCGCGGTCGCCGAACTGCGGATGCTGAACTGGGGAATGTCGTTCCTCGCAAGCCGCATCGCCACGAGCTGCGAGACGATCATCGCGGTGCAGAAGGCCGCCGACCAGGAGTTCAAGGATCAACTCCTCGCGCCGAGCGAGGGCGGCTTCAAGGTCATCGAACTCGCCGAACTCCTGGGCCGGCGGGTCGAAGACGTGCTGAGCACGTTCCAACTGCCGCAGGTCACCAAAGACCTGTGGGACATCTTGAACGCGGTGGCCGACCAGTTCGCCCAGCGAACCGGTCTCACGGAACTCGCCTACGGCTACACGAGGAACCAGTTCCGAAGCGCGGCCGAGGCGACGATCAAGCAAGAGAACATCTCGGTTCGGCCCGACGCGCTCGCAAACGACCTCGAGGACGCCATGTCGACGCTCGCCAGACGCGAGGCGCTCGCTGCCCGATGGTTGCTCGAGCCCAAGGACATCGCCCCCGTGCTCGGGCCGATGGGGGCGATCGCGTGGGAGCGGCACGTCGCCAAACGCGATCTCGTGAGTCTGACGCGAGATTTTCTGTTCCGGGTCGAGGCGGGCAGTGCTCGCAAGCCGAACAAGTCGAGCCGCGTCGAACAGATGACGCTCGCGATTCAAACGCTGGGGCCGATCCTCGCGCCGCTGGCTTCGGGTGGGGTGGTCGAGCCGTTCAACGCCCTCATGAGGGATTGGGCAATGAGCCTCGACATCGATGCGACTCCGTATCTCATCCCCGCACCGCCCCCCCCGCCCGAAGCGCCGCTCGGCCTACCACCCCCTCCCGTGGGCCCGCAGGCAGCTTCGGCGGCGGGGGGCCCACCGCAATGAGCGACATCCCCAGGAACATCGAAGACGCAGGAAGCGACGCCGTGCGCATGTACGCGCGACTCATCGCCGAAGGCTACGGCCACCGCTGGGCGGAAATGTGCGCCCTGCAGCAGCCGCCGGGAACCAAGGGCACCGACCGAGCGGTGATGCAGGGTCGCTACGCCGAGCAGTGGCTCGACGACATGCCCACCGACCAGGCCCGGCGGATCACGCGCGAGGCCCGGGCCGCCGGCATCAACATCAGCGGCAAATACTACTGCTCGGGTTTGGCCGACAAGCGCGGCCACTGCGACCCCGCGGCGTGGATCGACAGCGCCTCCGACATCAAGCGGGTCGCCACCAAACGAAACCTCACCGTTCGCGGGATCGTCGAGCACGAGGGGGTCGCGACACCGCCACCCAAGTCGAAGCCGTTGAGCGAGCGGCTGGTCCGCGAAATGTCCGCCATCGAGCGGAAGCGACACCCCGGCAAGAAGCCGGGTGAGATCCGCGAGATCGTGCTGGACAAGTACGCACCCAAGTGGAAGCAGAAGTGATATTCACCGCGCAAGACGTCGTCGATCACCTGCTCACGGCCACCGGCGGCGGCGC